AGCCTTTCTTCCTATTGCAACAGAACCTGTTCCTAATGTATCAGCCGATAAAGCTTGGTATCCAACAGCTACATTTTCTACCCCAGTTGTTAAAGCATCACCTGCTGCCCCACCAATTAGGGTATTTTCTACACCTGTAGTAATCGCAGTACCAGCCTCATCACCCACAACAGTATTATAGTTACCGCCAGAAGCTATTGAGTTACCTGCGTTGACACCTGCAATAAAGTTAGATGTACCTGCTGTGGTAGTAACTATAGATGCGTTACCAGAAGCTGAAATGGTTAGGGCTGCACTGCTTGTACCTGTTGTACCAATGCCAACTCCGTTATTACCACCATCAATGTGTAGCATGTTAGCATTGCCATTGCTTTCAACTCGGAAATCTACATCTGCACTATCTTGATTAAATACACTTTCTGTTGGAGAATGTTCTAAACGCTGTATTCTTGTTCCATCTTTCATTATATAATGTTGAAACGCCCCATCTTCTGAACCATCAGAAACATCTGGCATGTACGTTATTATTCGTTGATATTCGATCTTTTCATCAGCATCATTCTCAGCACTAAAGATTATTCGCCCTGTAACGTCATTATCAGCAGGGCTTGCAGAGTTACGATATAAATCTAAAACAGGGCCAACAGAAGCATCAGCATCTGTTGAAATAAGTGTAAGCTGTGTCGTGTTATCGGCAGTTGTAATTGTGGTTGCACCACTTACATTTAAATCACCAGTAGACAAAGAAGCAAAAACATCATAAACTATAGCATCTGAACCACCACCATCGCTTGCAATTATTTTTGTATCTCCTGCAGGAATAACTACATTTGCTCCACTGCCTTGGGTAAAGGTTAAGGCAGAGTTTGTACCATTTTCCATCATCCAGACTTTAGATACTGTATTAGGAAGCAAGGTAACTGTACAAGCTTGACCACCACCTGTTAGCTTTAAATACATTGCTCTGTCTGCGTCAGCAGTTCCGTCAGCAATAGTAATATTGTCTGTTGAGGCATTCGCTATAGCTCGTGTGCCATAGCCCATTGCATCTCCAATTAGTTCTAAGTTCGTGTTAGTGACAGTGCCCCATGTTCCTGAGTTGTCACCAGTTCCCATCTCACTGAGTCTGAGGTCATTTACATAGGTTATTGCCATATTAGTCTATCCTTACTATTGCGTTGCTCGCTGTGTTTGCAGGGAAGACAATTTTAAAAGTTCCTCCTGCAACCGTGAAGTCACCACCAAAGTCTAAAACTGCAATTGCACCTCTAGCGTTTGATGAAGCATCACCCAGCGTCTTGTTGTAAATCAAAGCACCTCGTGCCGTAAATGTTGCTGATGTCCACTCTGGGTCAGCAGCATCAAAAACTCCGCTTGTGCTGTTTTCTTCAACGGTCTTACTTGCGAGTGCGTTTCCACCAGTAGTGTATCCGTTCCCATTTGCAACTTCGTTGGATGTTATGTATCCATCTGTTGCTGCACTTAGCGTTGCTGAACTTGTGTACAGTGCAATATAGATGTTATCTGAATCTAGGTGTTGGTCACCCAGAAGGACATCCTTTTTAAACAATGTACACATTGCCTGTGATATAGCCATANTTAAATACCTCCTTCGTATTCTGCTGCGTAATCTCTCTGCATTTCTTGAACAAACAATTGTGCAGCTTCATCAAATTGCGTTTTATATAGTGATAGCGTATCTGCTGACTTTAAGAAAGCAGAAGTTTCATAAAGTGCTGCTGCCAATAAAACAGCAGGAGCATTTGTGTCGATCCAAGTATTTGCATTGCTTGAGCTTAATCCAGTTTCTGGAGCAATAAAGTCAACTTGGTAAGCAAGAGTCGCAGATGGTGTAGGAGCAAGAGTTATGACTGTTCCTGAAATTGTTGCGTTTTTCGTGCTATACATTATTGGCGTTCCAGTTGTTGCTGAGTTTGGCCAATAATCCCTTAAATAAGAATCAACTCTGTGATTCAAATAATTAACATTGCTACTGCTATCAGTAACTGAAACTTGTCTTATCATCCTAGCTGTTGCCACTGTGTAATCAAAAGTTCCAATAACAAAATTTCCTGTTGTTACTTTTCTAAAACAAGGCAGATTTGGCAATCTTTGGAAGACCATTTCTTCTGCTTGAGCTATTATAACATCTATAGAAGCTGTTAATTCTGTAGAATCATCTTCGACAAAGTTTTGTATGTTAGTTTTTAAAGTTGTGTAGCTCATTTAATTACCCCAAGTTCCAGAACTCCAAGTGCCAGATCCCCACTCTTGGTTGACTACTACTCCAGTGGCATTACCAACACCACCTGTACCAGCGACACCTGCTTCTAATATATTAACTTCAGGCACTTCAGCCCCAACGCCACCAGTACCAGCGACACCTGCTTCATTAATAGATAAATTAAGTGCTTCGACACCAACTGCACCAGTACCTCCACCACCAGAAACACCTGTTACTTCTACAACTGGGACTTCAACGCCAACACCACCAGTACCTGCAACTCCTGCCTCATCAATAGAAAGCTCTATTGCTTCAGTGCCAACCGCACCTGTACCGCCAGCTCCTGTTACTTCTGGATAAGACTCGAAGTCTATTCTGTCTATTAAACCAACACCACCATGACCAGGACATCCAACTGGAGGTTTTTCTTGTATTGGTGCAAAAGGATCATAAGAGTATCCAACATATATTACAACGTCTTCTTGGCTCTGCCCAGTGGATCTAGGTTGGAATAATTGTTGTGCATCAATAATATTTTTAGCAGGAGTGAGCTGTGGATGTTTTGGCTCCCACTCATCAGGAGCAACACGCAAGCCATCCCAAGTGGTCTTCAATTGAGTATAACGTACTCTCTGACCACCCCTGTCACTTATCGCATATGATTTTTTGCCTCGTGCGTATTTTGCCATGCTATGCCAAATTTAATGCTGTTGGTTGTATTCGTAAACTTACACCATCATTATCAGAAGATGCTGCGAAACTAAAAGCTCTCTCGTAAAGTTCGTTTAGTAGTTGAAATCGATCAGGTGCATACTTTAGAGATAGCTTTGCAGCCAGACCTGCTGATATACAATCACTCCATCGATATGGAACATCTGTATCTTGGTTGGATGCAGTTATATCATCAAGTTGATTTACTGCCCAGTAAACCATACTGTATGTGCTTGTATTAGGGACATTCCAAAAATAAACAACTGGGGTATATTGCTTATCAAGCATGAATTGGCTTGGCTTTCCACCAGTTGTCTTATTGGGTATCTGATTGTAGTCAGCTATTGTCACTCTGTTTATAGTTTGGTCTGTTGATCCTTCTCTTATAACAGCATCAATAATATCTATTGTTCCTGCTGGGAGCTCATAGGCTGTCGTGCCATTTACAAGAGTAAGAGTTCTCTGGCTAACAGCCCAGTAATTTATGCCTCTATTCGCAAATTCTGAAAACAACATATTTAAACTTCGTCTAGCAGAAACAGCTTGATCACCTGTACGAGTTTGTGGATCAATTCCACAACGCTCATAGGCTTCAGTTACTACTTCTTGAACGTCTGGTCTAAATGCTACTGTTCCTGAAAGTGCCATTAAAATACCTTATGCAAAAAAGACGTTCATTAGGACAACTGTAGCCACTGTATACTTAACAGCCAAACCACTCTTAAATAACAGACCTTCATCTGGGATAGTATTATCTACAGTCGAGTTGTCTGTCCCGATTGTCTGAGCCTTAAATATAATAGTACCACTGTCTGGAGTACCATTAAAGAAATCTACCAACCCTGCTGTGCCAGCAGAGACAATTGAGTATCCCTTTAATCGAGTTCGTCCACCACCAGCGACTTCACTCGCACACAGTGAGCCAGAGCCAACTGTAATGTTTGCAGCGTATTGAGCAGAACATTCCACTGCACTAACTGTTAAAAATAATTTAGCACCTGCGACTGCTTCAGCAGAACCTGTCGAAGTTATTACTTCAGTTATTGCATTTCCAAAAACATCTGTCCCAGTTATTGTGCAAGTCTTTTCATTGTCACCAGTGCCAGTAGTTGTAACAGTAACATTTCGAGCTCCACCACCTACGAAGGTAGTTGCTGCCATTGTTGCTGATGTATTTGGTCTAGCTGCTGTAACCAACCTATCAGGATCTGCTGCGTTCTCGTCAGCTATAAATTTGACTTGTACGTCTGTTTGTACGCCCATACTAATCTCCTATGTTTTGGGAGAGGACTGATCCCCCCCCATATCAATTAAATTACGCAATTTGAACGTACTCAATAATAAACGTAAACGAACCTGCTGTTGTCGCATCAACTGTATTCGTGATGTTGCAGTAGATTGTTCTTGCGGTGTCTGTATACTGAACAGAAGCTGGAGCTGTCGTTCCGCTTTGTGTCTGCACAACAAGAGTTGTCAATGTTACGTTGTGTACAACAACTGTTGTACCGCC